CGAATGATTATTCAGCAATACGTGCTGAAAACAATTATGTCTTCACTGGGTTTCTTGGGTGGACCCACCGGTTCTGCTGTTGCTCCCTTGTCCGGGGTTTCCCAATACAACGCGAACGCTACCTCATTCAATCCGCTTGCATTTATGGGCGGATTTAGCTTTGCGATGGGTGGCATCATGACACAACAAGGTCCACTTAAGCTCAAGCGTTACGCCGCTGGCGGTATTGCAAGCGGTCCGCAGCTCGCTATGTATGGCGAAGGAAGCCGTCCTGAAGCCTATGTGCCTCTTCCTGATGGCCGCAGCATTCCTGTAACCATGAAAGGCGGTGGGGTCGGTAATGTTGTGGTGAATGTCGATGCCAATGGCAGCAACGTTGAAGGCAACGGTCAACAGGCCAATGCACTTGGCAAGGCAATCGGCATCGCCGTTCAGCAAGAGCTGATCAAGCAGAAACGTCCTGGAGGCTTGCTCGCGTAATGGCCACTTTCAACGATGTCACTGTTGGCACCAGTACAGGCGGCACCACGCCTGATTTCGGTGCGTCACGTAAAAGCCAGCCCAACGTGCGCAAGGTGCAGTTTGGCGATGGCTACGAGCAACGTCTGACCTATGGGTTAAATCAAAACCCACGCATTTGGGATCTGACTTGGACAGCCAAGGACAGCACGGATGCCGATGCCATTGAGGCGTTCTTTGATGCACGCGCTGCTGACAATGCCAGCTTTGATTGGACGCCATTGGATGAAGCAACGGCTTACAAGTGGGTCGTGGAGAGTTGGTCGCGTGATCTGCGTTACGCCAACGTAAATACGATTACGGCCACCTTCCGCCAAGTATTTGAACCCTGATGGCGTACTCGGCTTGGGCTAGTTCAACTGTTTACGCCGTTGGCGATATTGTCCGCGCTAGCAGCCTGCAGGCATCCGGCCTTGTCTTCCAATGCACCACGGCTGGCACTAGTTCCAGCACCCAACCGGCGTGGCCAACAGACATTGGCAGCACCATTACCGATGGAACGGTTATCTGGACGGCGATTAGCAGCGTCTACGAGGAGCTGGCCGCACTGGCACCTAGCGCCATCATCGAACTGTTTGAGATGACGCTGGACACCACCCTGCACGGCAGCAGCGACACCTACCGCTGGCACAACGGCTGCAACGCCAATGTCACCGGCAACATCACATGGAACGGCAACGCTTACGCCCGCCTGCCCGTCAAAGCCGAAGGTTTTGAATACACCAACACCGGCACATTGCCACGCCCCACGCTGACCATCAGCAACTTGGACGGCACGATGACCACACTGCTGTTGCTGGTCAACGCCACCACACCCGGCAACGACCTGGGGGGCGCCACGGTCAAACGCATCCGCACCCTGAAGAAATACCTTGACGGCGAGACTGCAGCAGATCCCCACGCCAAATTCCCCGACGAAATCTGGTACGTAGACCGCAAGGCAAGTGAAAACCGCGACTCGGTGAGCTTTGAGCTAGCCAGCAAATTTGACCTCGCTGGCGTGATGATTCCCAAGCGCCAAATCATTGCCAACATTTGCCAATGGAAATATCGCAGTACCGAATGCGGATACACCGGCAACATTTACTTTGACGCCAACGACAACAACGTGGCAACGCTGGCAGCCGATGTATGCGGCAAACGAATTTCAAGCTGCAATGCCCGCTTTGGGCAGTTTGTCCGTCAGGCATCAATTACTGCTGGCAGCGATCAAATGATTGTTACTGGCGCAACATTTGGCGTTGAAGTTGGCGCCTCAGTAAAGGGCTTTGGCGTACCGAGCGGCACAACCGTATCGGCTGTCAGTGGCACAACCGTGACCATGAGCGCCAATGCCACGGCGACCACATCAATTACAAAAACCGGAACAATTCAAAGCAACCGCATTGATCTGATTGTTAGCAATACAACCGGACTTGCGATTGGCATGAAAGTTAGCGGACCAAATGTGCCGCCGAATGCAACGATCCTTTCAATTTCTGGAACGACGCTAACCCTTGGTCAGCCTTGGGATCTGTGGGATACCTTGACCGCTGTTGGCACTAAATCAGGCAATCTGGTTCCTCAATATACGCGTGTAACTGTATATCGCCGTGTCCTTGTTGGCGCCAATAAAGCTGGACCGCAATATCAAAATGTCCAAGGCTTTGAAACTCGGCTTGAACCTTACACAACCCAGATGAATGTAACCAATGTGTCATCGCTTGCGGTTGGTCAATATGTGACTGGTCCGGGTATTCCCAAAAGCGCCAAGGCACAAATTTCTTCGATCAGCGGCAATAACGTCTACCTGAACTACTCGGCGCCTAACTCTGGCAGCACCTACAACAACTACGACTTCTACCAAATCCCAACCTTCACTTCGCAAACCTATTCCTTTATTGCCCCTGATCAGAACTACACGTTTAGGGACGTTGCGGTTTTGCCGTTCGGTTCCTTCCCTAGCGCAGGTTTGACCCAATGAAGTTATCCGAAGCCGTACAGACTGCTGCACTGGAACACGCCAAGGCTGAGTTCCCCAAAGAATCCTGCGGATTGGTGGCGGTGGTCAAGGGTCGTAAGCGGTATTTCCCCTGCCGCAACATGGCCGAAACGCCAGACGAACATTTCGTACTGGATCCCGCCGACTACGTTGCCGCCGAAGACCAAGGCGAAATCGTCGCCGTGGTGCATAGCCACCCCAAGACCAACCCTGCACCATCCCAAGCCGACCGCGTTGCCTGCGAAAAATCCGGTTTGCCGTGGCACATCGTCAATCCCCAGACCGAACAGTGGGGCTATTGCGAGCCAGAAGGCTTTGAACTGCCCTACGTGGGGCGCGAATTCGTCTTTGGCGTGGTGGACTGCTACACGCTCTGCAGGGACTGGTACAACCGCGAATTTGGGCTGAACCTCCGCGACTACGACCGCCGCGATGAGTTCTGGCTACGAGGTGAGAATTTATACCTAGACAACTTTGCTAACGAAGGCTTTTACCCGATTCCACTGGAAGAGCTGCAATACGGCGATGCCATCCTGATGCAACTGCAGTCGCCCTTGCCCAACCACGCCGCCATCTACCTAGGTGACCAACTGATCATCCACCACGTCCAGAAGCGGCTCAGTAGCAGGGACGTGTACGGCGGTTATTATTTGAAAAGCACCGCCCGAGTCCTGCGGCATGAAAGTCGTTAAGGTCTACGGCGCACTCCGCAAAAAGCTGGGGCAATGCCGCTTCCAGTTTGAGGCCGACACGCCAGCGCAGGCGCTCAAGGCACTTTGCATCAACTTTCCCGGCCTAGAAAAGTGGTTATTGGATAGCGAAAATGACGGAGTTAGCTATCGCGTAACCATCGGAAAAGAAAAACTTACAGAACACAATGCAGGCTTAATTGTTGGTCCGTGGAGTGAACGTGAAGTATTCAGCATTACCCCTGTGTTGACTGGCGCTGGACAAGGCGCGGGGCAAATTTTTGCGGGCATCGGTCTTGTTGCGTTGGCTATTTTGGCCGCTCCGATTGGCGGCGGTTTTCTTGGTTTAGGCGCAGGTGCGTTTGGCAGTACAGCCGCTGGGGCTGCCTCCGGTTTTACGCTTGGCGCGGCGGCATCCAGCGCAATCGGCGCTATTGGTGTTGCTGTGGCATTGGGAGGAGTCGCACAAGCCCTTTCGCCTGCTCCCGTCAATTCAACTGCTGCGGTCAATACCTACGAGCGCGGACGCGACGCCGCAAAGTTTGAATCCTTCACGTTCTCAGGCATCGTCAACACCGAAAAGCAAGGCTTGCCCGTGCCAATTATTTATGGCCGTTGCTTCACCGGATCGTCTGTAATCTCTGTTGGTATTGACGTCGATCAACTGATATGACACGAATTATTGGCTCTGGTGGAGGCGGTGGTGGCGGTTGCTTCCTAGGGCATACGCTCGTCGCGGTTCCCAGCGGCCAACGCCGCATTGATGAACTACAGCAAGACGATCTGGTTCTGAGCTTTGACCACACCGGCGAAGTCCACGAAGCCAAGATCCTCAAGGTTCACGAACACGAAGGCGAGCGCGTCATTCGTTACACGCTCTGGGGCGGACAGCATCTTGATGCCACCCCGAACCACTGGGTTCTCAACCAGTTCAATGCCTTCGTCGAAATTGACACGCTTGGCACTGACGACTGCCTCGTTGATGCCAACGGTCACCTCCGTCCCATCGTCGGCAAGACCGAATTCTGCACTGGCACTGTCTACAACCTGACCGTCGAAGGTCACCACACCTTCATTGCTAACGGTGTTCGCGTCCACAATGCCGGCCTCGGTCTTGGTATCGCTGGCGCTGGTGGCGGTGGAGGTGGCGGTGGCGGCAAAGGTGCTGGCGGTGGTGCTGCACAACGAACCCCAACAGAGGCAGACGATTCGCTGCAGTCGGTCCAATACGCCAATGTGCTGGACCTTCTTGGTGAAGGCGAAATCCAAGGCGTTGAAAACAGCACCAAGGGCATTTATCTCGATAGCACGCCAATCGTTGATGCCAACGACAGCCCTAATTTCACGGGCTACACCGTTGTTACCCGCAATGGCACGCAAGATCAGGCGGTTATACCGGACATCATTGGCACTGAAAGTGAAAACATCGTCAACGTTGAAATCACCAAAGATTTTCCTGTAACTCGTTCGATTGCCAACAACAACATTGATCGAATCCGCGTCACCATTGTTGTCCCAAACCTTCAACAGTTTCAGACCAACGGCGACATCCTTGCGACCAGCGTCTCGCTAGAGATCAAAGTTCAATACAACGGCGGCGGCTTTAACACCGTTCTTTCTGACACGATTGCCGGCAAAACCAGCAGCCGTTACCAGCGCGATTACATCTTTGAACTGACTGGCGCGTTCCCAGTTGACATCAAGGTCGTTCGCACCAGTGATGACGCCTCATCAGCTAGAACGCAAAACGAACTGTACTGGTATAGCTACACCGAAATTATTGATCAGCGATTCCGCTACCCAAACTCCGCACTTGCGTTCCTGCGTTTTGACTCGCGCCAGTTCAATAACATCCCAAGCCGTAAGTATCTGGTTCGCGGCATCAAAGTTGCCGTCCCAAGCAACGCCACGGTTGACACCACTACGTATCCGGGACGCATCACCTACGCCGGTGTCTGGGACGGAACTTTTGCCGCAGCAACATGGACAAACGATCCGGCTTGGTGCTTGTGGGATCTACTGACCAACACCCGCTATGGCGCCAGTATTCCTACCAGCAGCCTTGATCGCTACGACTTCTTTTCCATCAGCCAATACTGCAACGAACTGGTTGATAACGGCAAAGGCGGCTCGGAGCCTCGCTTTTCGTGCAATCTGCTGATCAACAGCCGCGACGAGGTTTACAACGTCATCCAAGAGATGACCAGCCTGTTCCGTGGCATTGCCTATTACGGTGCTGGCTCACTTGTGTTGCAACAGGACAAACCCGGCGATTCGCAATACCTGCTAGGACCAAGCAACGTTGTTGACGGCATTTTTGTTTACAGCGGCACATCTCAAAAGGCACGTCATACCACCGCAACTGTTGCGTACCAGACCTACGAATCGCTTGGCGAAGTTCAGTACGAATACGTTGAAGATGCAAGCGCCGTTTCTAAATACGGCATCATCAACAAAGACATCAAGGCGCTGGGTTGCTACAGCCAAGGTCAAGCGCACCGTGCTGGTAAATGGGCGCTGTTGAGCGAACAAAACCTGACCGAAACCGTCACCTTCTCAGTTTCAATCGACAGCGGTATCATCCTGCGCCCTGCGATGGTTATTGACATTGCCGATCCGATGAAGGCTGGGACACGCCGTAGCTGTCGCGTCAGTTCTGCCACCACAACCGCCATCACCGTTGACAGCAGCGCCAACCTGACC